TGGTGGAGAACGTCATCCCTCCACAACAACCTCCCACCGCGAAAACGGGACCACGCCCTCAAAGCAAGGCGCCCCGTAAAACCCATGTCACTAGCAACACAACGCCATCGATAGATGGTCTTGGCATGCCAGCTTAGGAACTCTTCAAAGTTCAGTAGCCAGGTTTTACGAGGTCCAACCCTTGCAAAGAGCAAAGCGGTGGTCCCCAAATTAGCAGGGTGGGTGACTTCTCTTAGCATACCCATACGAATCGTCTTGACAACATCGAGCCCATGAGGGGCCCAACGGAGTAGAGTGGAATTAAGACTCCCATACTCGGTACTTACCGACGTTTTCGTAGGTTCAACTTCGAGACCTAAATCCCCGACGGTCCTCATCCATTCCTTGCTAAACGATAGCTCGGACTGGAAGAGGATATCATCTCCATTGATCAGGACCGGAGTCCCCTCAACCCCAGAGACATACTCAGCGTATCGAAACGCGATGTAGTTCTGGAGGCAGAGCAATGGGAAGCATAAGTAACTTCCCATCATCTGCCCACGAGTTGGAATAAAGGTAGAGACCAATCCTTCGTCGTCTTCGTACGAAAGCGAAGGCCGCTGAGCGGCCAAAGCGTACCGGAAGACGGATGCTGGCACGTGCTTAGCACTAGACCAAGCCACGTCAAGGATTGTCTCTGCGACCTCGATCGAGAGATTGTCGGTGGCAGACTTATAGTCACCACTGGTGAGAGGTTCATCCCTCGCGCGGTTAAAACCCGCATTTCGCAGCTTATCAGCCGTGATCTCGCCCCTTAAAAGCCATGGTTGCTTCGATAGAACATCGTACAACAAACCATGGAGTGGGCGGAGAGTGGCGGCCTCGGAAACGAACCTCGTCAAAGGACGAGGCTTCCCGGAAGAGTCCACGAGAAGCAATTCACCCTCAAGAGAGCCTGGGAGAGGCAGATTGAGGGACTCCTGCCACGCTTGCTGACCGGCGGGCGCCAACTGAGAAAGTTGACCGCCGTGCTTGCGTGATTGGCCAATGCAGGAGCCAAGAGAAGGTGAAAAGGTAGAAACCTTGCTACCCCATCGGAAATCCCAACCTTTCGTAAAAATCTCAGCAGAGACTCTACGAGCGAAGGAAAGGTAACCGACAGGCAAGGATGGAGGAGGGCGAGAAAGCCGGACCCGGAGGTCCCCTAACATGCCATGCTTCAAGCACTTACACGACGCCGGCAAAAGTTTCTTGATTGACTGGAAAGCCATCTGGGCCTCCTGAGAGGCCCCGTCAAGCTCGACAGACAAAAAAGTCTTCAATTGCTTTAACAAATCGGCGCAAGTGTGTATGCGAGAAGGGCAGAACGTGGGGTAAACACCGGGGTGAATTCGGCGAACGGACGAGGTGGCGCGCTGGACCACGAGCGTGGTACGGGCCATGAAATCGCGGCAAGGCCGCGGGGTTCCTTTGGGCAAGTAGAGGACAGAAGATCGGGTGTTATTGTAATATCTGGTGTCTGTCATGCTTACTAAAAGGGGGATGAGGGTTCTGCCGTTTCTAGATGCAGAGCCCACAACATTCTCCGAGCCCATTTTTGGATTCCGCAAGGGTCAACGCGGTATTATTAATTTAAACCGAGTCAGTAGGAAGGGTGCTCCGAAAAGCACCCCACTCGAGAGGACTTAACTGTTCTTTCAAACAATCTATCCTGGCGAGAGCCACTGGGTTTATAGGTTTTCTTACGAGAAAACTGAC